TTTATATGTTTAACAAATGAATTTAAAATTTTAATATTTTTATTATTATAATATTTTTATTTTTTCATAGTTAATGAAGTCTTCTAAGTTTTTGTTTTTTTGACAAATATTTACTTCTTTTTACAAGGGAATATTTTTTACCAGGGAATCTTAAAAGTTTGGGTTTTTTTTTACATGTAAACGCGCTATGCTTGATACCTTTGCGACGAAAAACAGTATCATTGCAAATACCTATCGCTCGCGATTCGTCCTCGTCGGAGTTACCCGCACTGTCTTTAACTTTTTTAATACACTTGCATAATTTTTCCGCAAGGATTTCTTCTGCTTTATTTTTTATTTGTTTGGAAGAGTCCGAAGAAGAAAAAGGTATATTATAATAATTTAATATTTTTTCATAATCATTTTTAGTTAAAATACCCATGATTATATATTTGTATTAAAGTTATATTAAAAGTAGATAATAATTATTTTACAACAAAAAAATATATATTTATATATTTATATTTTATATTCATTTTCATTTTAAATGCCTAAATCAATAAAAAACATTAAAAAGAAAGTCGTTGTTTTTGATTTAGATGAAACACTGGGATATTTTGGACAGTTGGGTAGATTTTGTAATTTATTAGACGAGTACTATAAAAACCCAAACAAATCATATAGTATTTTTAATGGACTAATGGATTTATACCCCGAGTTTACTAGACCCAATATTATTAATATTTTAAAACACTTATTGCAAAAAAAGAAGGAAAATAAATGTCAGGCTGTTATGATTTATACAAATAATACAGGAGAACGAAAATGGGCCGAACATATTAAGGGTTATTTCGAATACAAGCTTAACTCGAAAATATTTGAACAAATAATAGCAGCTTTTAAGATAAACGGAAAAATCGTTGAAATAAATAGAACTAGTCATGAAAAAAGCGTAGATGATTTTTTTAGGTGTACCAAGTTACCATCAGATATCGAGATTTGTTTTATAGATGATTTATTTCACCCCAAAATGAATAATGATAATGTATACTATATTCATGTTAAAGAATACAAGCACCTTTTACCTGCGACTGAGATGTTAAACCGATACTTGAATTCGCCTCTTTCTAGTGACATAAAAAACAAAGATGAGTTTAAGCAGTTTACCATGTTCAACTTAAAATATAGTGTTGTAGAAAAGGACAAACATGAACACGAAATAGACATAATTGTTAGCAAGAAAATGTTGGAACACATAAAAGAATTTTTCGACAAAGATGAACCGTCGATGAAACTTAAAGTATGTAATAAAAACCAGAAATCATTCAAAAAAAATAATAAAACAAGTAACAACAATAAAACGGTTAAAAAAAAATAAATATATTAATTTGACTTGTTCTGAATTGAACTAGTGAAGTGATTGTTTGCAGTTATTTTCCTCCGAGATGCGTTGGAGTGCTCGTGCATGTTTCTTCGTTTTTTTGTGACTGTTCATGTTGAACAACTGAACTTCGCATCCACATTCGCACATAATCTTCGTCTTTGCCTTTTCAAGAATCTCCTCTCTTCTTTTCTGATAGTAGTCTTTGTTATAATTTTTTATCTTGACTCCTTGCTGTTTGTTGTAGTTTTTCTGGTATTCCAGTTTGCGTTCCCGGTTCCTGTAATAGTATCCGTTTTTTTCCCCGTCACCGTCACCGTCACCATCGCCATCGCCGACCACATCAACCGTTTTGCCTTCCCCCTCAGTCGCCAAATCTGTGCCGTCCTCGTCGCGATCATTCATATTATTATTATTATCTATTATATTATTTATATTTGTATTTGTATTTGTATTTTCTGTCTCAATTGTATCGCACGTTGATGTAGCCAAAAGAGTCGAAACTATGGATACGTCAATTCTAATTCTTTTCACGCTTCCGGAACCACACCCACAACCTGAACCTGAACCACCTTTTCTTTCTTTCTGAAAAGTTGAAGAAGCCGGGCATGTATCGAGGTGTGACGCCATTTTATATTGTTTTGTTTTTCGCATACTCATACATATATCGCGTTTTTTCGTTTCAATTTTTTGTACCCTCTAAATAGTAGTGAATAAAAAATGTACCGAATGCATCTTTTCAACCTACGCACTAAAGTTTGGTATACGACCGGCAACAAAATTTGTCTAGCTTGCCTAAAAATATGGCGCCACTTTCGGAGTGTCTTTTCATCACCTCGGGTGTTAATGTAACATCGGTAACTAGGACCTTTTTGTTTCCCTGCAACCAGTAAGTGTAAGGAGGACTTTTTATAGTCATTGTTTTCGAACCATCGCGTCGTAACTTGTACTCAACGGGTTTAACAGTTCGCAACATCTGGACATCTTCAGAAAACCATCCGTAATATTCAATGTCGGGTTCTTTAACGTTAAAACTGTCAGCAATTTGCCTCTGTGTTTCAAGTACCCTTTCAAGCATGGTACGAGCGTCTTCATTTCCACTGCTTGCACGACTTGAAACACTTGTCATTTTTGAAGTATTTGAAATATTTTGTTTTTCTCTTATGTATTAGTTAGAAGTAATTAATTACTTTCAATTTTTTTGAAAATAATTAATATTACAAACGCAAACGCAAACGCAAACATTAGCGCCGGTAACGCCTTCTCGTATTTTTACGCATTGACATCTTTCGACGAGAATGATATCGAGACCTAGAACGAGACTTTCTATTTGCACGCATTCGTCTTCTTTTAGTACCACCACCACCAGACTGAGAAAATTCAAATCCCTTCTTTTTACCCATACCCATACCCATACCCATACCAGCGAGATTCTTTTTTTGGGCGTTATTGTTGTTCTTATAATCTGTTAATATAACAAGTGTGTTGTTACTTTTGCCTTTACTTTTTTTGACGAGTAACCATTTCTTTAAATCTTCATAACTTCGGTCTCCTTTATAAGATTCAGGGGTTGTAAGTTTATTTGGATGAAAGTACAATATTGTAGGGAAACCAGAAACAGAAGGACTTATTCCATGCTTCTTAAACATATCCATATTACCACTTTCGATGGCTCCTAAAATAATTTCATTTTTATGTTTATCTTTAAGTTCGTCTATTAACTTGTTCCACGCGGGTTTCATAGTTTCACAATGTCCGCACCCATTCATATAAAACAATACAATACCGTGCTTTTTTTTCAACTCCATAATTTCACTTTCAGTTAATATTTTAGGTTCATCAGAATTTAAAAACATTTATTCGTATTTATATATTTAATCAATATTATTTATTATAACATATGTTACATTATTTTTTTATAATAAAATAATATATAAAAGATGTTAAAAAATTTATCAATAATTTTTTTATTTATAATCGTTACATATTTTGTGTTGAACTATACAACGGCGGACTTTAAAGAAGCACTAACAATGCCTGGCCTTGATACGAAATGTCCAAATGTGTTAATACAAAAAGGAGCACTGCTTTATTTGTATAACTCGAAAAAAAAAGAAGTCCCAGGTGTTAATCCGGTTATATTTAACAATTTAGAAGAATACGTAGAATTTGTTGAGTTTCAGCGCGCATCCGGAACTATATGCCCCGTATTATATTTACAACATTCAGATGAAGCCAACGGTACACAGTCATATAAAATCCGCCCTAGTCCTACAAATTTACTAGGCGGGCTAAGCGGTGTCCCAGCATCTGGTTTTCCTTCTTCACCTCCTCCGCGAAAACAGGTTACAAAGTTACTCGATGCGTCCCATGATGATCCACCTTATAACACAAACTCATATGCTGGATACGATGACTCCAATACTCAACAAGGAGATTTTACTCCCGACATGATGCTTGACTATATTGCCGAATCTAGTGGCCTTAGTCCTAACCCCATGGACCCAAATTGGGGTGGCTCCGATTTCACACAAACACTTGTAGACAAAGGTTACTATAAAGGGGATGAAGTAGCACGTCGCGAATGAACTATTATAGTAAAGATTATGTATTTTCTATTTACTTGAGCATAAAAATTTTTTAATATTATCTACACAATTTTTATTTATTTTCCGCATACTACCTACCTCCGTTTTTATCATAAATGTATTTAAACAAGTCGGATCTTTTTCTAGTTGATATAAGAGATTTTGTATTGTCTTATATTCACTCATAATTTGCGTAGCCGTTTTAGAATTTATACCCGGAATACACGATAACATGATTATATTTATATTTTCCGGAGTTATATATTCATTTTTTTCTTTATGACCTTTAACGACGCCGCAGTACTTTTCACTTTCTTCCGATTCTGTAACTTCTGTAACTTCTTTCACTTCTTGTATAACCGAATTTGTAGACACCACACCATTATCGCCGATCGAAGTAGTAAGATCATAATACGGTTTTCGGGTTTTTTCGTTTGTAATTGTTTTATCATACTTGTCGGCAAAAAAAATAATTGTGTCCGCGGTTTCGCAAATTGTATTTGTTCTTACTACCGAGAATCCTTTGTAGTACAAAAGCGAAAACACACAACTCATAAGTGTTTTTTTCGAAATATGTGTCCTTTTTTCATTATATCGTTCAATATCTCCCTCAATGATATATATAATATTATGATTATGTACCGGTTCCTTATCTAAACGAAAGGACTGTTCGTTATATCTACCGTCCTTGATACTTGCAGCCAGATCATTTAACGTTTTTCTTTCAAAAATAAGAATAGATTTCCCCGACTCATCCTCAAAAACTACATCGCCAATATGCAGTTGTTCTATTTTCATTTTATTGAATTTCGCATTTTCTCTCGCATCTATTACTTCTCTAGGTATTATGACGTTGCTAACATCAACATCCTGAAACATATGAAGGGGAATCAAGCATCCGTTCTTACTTTTATTTGAAGTTTCGCGAGAGGAAGATGCTACACTTACATCCGACATATGTGCATCTATTCTTCGTTCAATCAATGGTATCAAGTCTGTTTCGCGATTATCTACTTTTATTACTATACCTCTTGTCGACATATGGTTACACTATTTTCTTGCGTATATATATTATCTTGCATATTTTTTATATCGTTTAATGATATATAATAACTATATGCTACGTAGAGGTATATGATGTGACATATACATTACATATAGTTATTATCGTGTAGTACACATATGAATTACATCATGGGACCAGCATGACGAGGAGCGTTATAGTATTGTCTAAACTTAAACAAATAATCTGCATTTGCAGCGGGAACAGCAATTTGCGATCTTTGAGCAAAAGATACCATAAAACCGGTTGCACTGGGCTGTGCTCCACCTTTTTTCATTCCACCACCATTGTTAGTATTGGTATACATTCCATCGGTTGAACCAGGGCCGCTAAACATTACACGACGAGCCGTAGCCGACCGCCCGTTTCTACTTCTTTGTCCGTTTCTTTCAGGCATTTATTTTAGTTCTATATAATCTTATAATATTAAATTTAAAATATTATAATATGAAAAATATGTTTAAATATCGCACATAATCGTGGTTTATCAAACCCTAGACTGATAACCATTACCGAACAAGCGTTTGATACCAGGCAAGTTTTGCATTCTTCCTATACCACCTGATCCCTTGTTGTAAGTAATCAAACCCTTGGCCTTCAAGTACTCAAACCCTTCTTTGCAACCAGTGGGTATACAATAGTTACAATAACTGGTCTCTCTCTGGTAGACTTTTACGATGCTCGAAGGAACGCCTATAGTTGGAGGCATTCCAGCCATGCTTCCAAAGATGCAACCCTTGTTAGTTAGAGAATTTATTGCCGAAACCCTTTTGGGACCACTTAAAACCATTTTATTTTATATATATGCTAAATATAAAAAATTATTATTTATTACAATTATTATTTATTACAATTATTATTTATTACAATTATTATTTATTACAATTATTACAATTATTATATTCTTATTTATAGAGTAAAATAAATTGAAATCATTTAAAGATAAAAATATAATTAATAGTAAGGTCTATCAAAAAACACAAGATTCACAACTTCTAAATATCAATGACGACACGCTCAAAAAAAGAAACTGAGTCAAATTCGCCTGTTTCTTCTCCTTCTCCTTCTCCTAAATTAAACACGAGTGTTATATCTGACCAGACACAAGCACGAGCACAAGCACAAGCACAAACACAAAATCAAGGAAAAAATATATTAAATGACATGGACATTATTCAGTGTGATGACGGTTACATATTTAACCCATACAATCAAGAAAATAGAGAGATTACATTGAGCGAAGTTCAATCTATTCTTTCTTCATATGGTATCCCGACACAGTTAAATAACTTCGAACTATATCGTCGCGCATTTATTCATGCTTCATATACAAAACGGCCGCAGCTAGAAAATGCTAGAGAAAATATCAAGATTATGCCTCAACCTGCGAACTGTATGGCTCTTAGAACCAAGTCAAATGAACGTCTCGAATTTATCGGAGATGGAGTTCTCGAATGTGTTACAAAATATTACCTATATCGCAGGTTTCCTAAAGAAAACGAAGGATTCATGACAGAAAAAAAAATAGCAATTGTAAAAAATGAATCGATTGGAAAACTTGCATACGATATGGGACTACATAAATGGTTTATTATTTCCAAACACGCAGAAGAAAAACACACACGCACTAATCTTAAAAAGCTAGGGTGTCTTTTCGAAGCATTTATAGGTGCATTATTTCTCGACTTTAATAAAATTGCGGTTCACGATGATGGGAAATGGTTTGAAAATGTATTTATTACGGGCCCGGGTTTTCAGATGGCGCAAAAATTCATAGAAGCAGTATTTGAAAGACACATTGACTGGATATCGCTTATTAAGAATGACGACAATTATAAAAATATTCTGCAAGTAAAAATACAGAAAGAATTTAAAACTACTCCTGATTATTTAGAAATACAGCATGACATTGATATAGGATATACTATGGGTGTTTATTTATGTCTTGGAAAAGAAATATATCAAGTCGACTATAGAAAGGCGATTAGCTACGGCGAACTAAAATCATTTACAAAAATTCGCGAAATATATGAAGAGAAGGGGCATGTTTTAGTTCATTTTGCTTCTGGTACACACAAGATTAAAAAAAAAGCGGAACAAATGGCTTGCGAATTTGCCCTCCAAAACATTTAATGTTTACGATGTTAACAATAATAAAGTTATTTTTATATTTTTATTATTGTTGTATATAATAAATATTTGTATAAATATATTATAATGGCGGACCAAGAATACGAAAACCTAACGTCACAGATAAAAGATTTAAAACAAAGATTATCTTCCGCCGCCGATGATCCACAAGAAGCAAGAGAAATAGCAGATACGTTGCAAAGACTACAACGAAAAGCAAGTTCTTATGCTGCATCTTCAAGTGTACTAGCAGCTTCATCAGCACCTGTATCGCCATCTCAGGCAGTCGTGAATGACTCATATATGCAAGAAGAAGAAGAAGGCGCCAATGACGAAGCTGTAAATGTCGCCGAAACGGCTGCTGCTGCCGCCTCCGAAAAGGCAAAGTCGGAGAGAGACGAACTGTCTGATCGAGCGAGGGAAAATTTACTACAAGTATCACAGGCCCCCGAAGTAGGACCTAATATTCTTCCTAGTGGAAAACCGGGCGTAGACTATGCACAACAGATGATGATACGCCAGCTTCAAACAACCCTAGCGCCGGCATTTATTTTAGACAGGTTAGAAAAAAAACCTACTCCTGTTTCACAGTCTAGACCAGAAGATTCTGAAAAAACTGAAAAAAACGAAAAACCTCAAAAACCTAAACCACAAGCACGACAAAAAATAAAAGTTACATTTCGTAAAAAAGGTGATGGTGAAGGTGAAGGTGTAGCCGGACTAGCAGAAGAAAGCGCAACTGTTCAAGGTGTTGTTACTGTTATAGATAAGCGCGCCGAAGATACACTAAATCGTGATGACATTTTAGAAAGACTACGCGCTACTTTACATGTTCATATTTCGAAGGCTAGCGACTTTCCTAAAACGCAAATGAAAGCACAAGCACAAGCAGGACCATCAAGTACGAAACATTCATTTATTCCTGACTCTGCAGCAGTCGAAGCAGACACCTCTTTACTTACTCGCCAAATTGTTATTATACGAAAATTGCCGTCTCGTATATTTCTCGTTGAAGATGTTTCTCTTATCATGGGTGCTGCCGCTTCATCTACCCAACCATCAAAATTAACCGATGATAAGGGTACTGGTAAAGGAGCTGTCGCTGTCGCTTCATCAAAACGCTTAACTGAAAAACCGGTATGGGGTTTAATATCCGAAGAAATACAGCAAATGGAAATAAAGGGCGATTTAGTTGCAACACGATTGCCTAGACGACCACTTCCTAGTGTATCTGCATCTCATTACTATATGAATAATCGCCAAAAATTCGTTAACTTTATTAATGAACTTTTTTTGACATACCACGACGAAATTACTAGTCAAAAGGAACAAATTTCGTGCGACCCTGCCGCAAATGCCGAGTTTTCTCTTTTAACGCATCAAAAAATAGTTCGCGATTATTTGAATGTATACACACCATATCGCGGGCTACTGTTGTACCACGGGTTGGGAAGTGGTAAAACGTGCTCTTCTATAGCAATTGCCGAAGGATTGAAAACATATAAAAATGTTATCGTAATGACACCAGCATCGCTACGAAGAAACTATGTCGAAGAAATGAAAAAATGCGGTGACGAAATTTATAAAAAGAATCAATTCTGGGAATTTATACCTGTTTTGAGCAAGGCCGACCCAATGGTACAAACGCTGGCTGTTATTTTACAGCTAAAAGACAAATTCATAGTCGAAATGAAAGGCGCGTGGCTAGTAAATGTTAAAAAGCCATCGAACTACGTTTCATTATCTTCTGCGGAGAAAGAGAGCCTTGATCGCCAAATAGAGCAAATGATAGATGCAAAATATACATTTATTAACTATAATGGTATGCGAATGAGTCACTTGAAGTCGCTGTCTTCCGACTTTACACAGAACCCCTTTTCAAATCACGTAATTATTATTGACGAAGCGCATAACTTTATTAGTCGAATTGTAAATAAATTAAGACGACCAAATACACTTTCCATGAAACTATACGATATGTTAATGACGGCCGAAAATGTAAAAATAATTCTCTTGACTGGAACGCCTGTTATTAACTATCCCAACGAAATTGCGATTATTTTTAACATACTGCGCGGTTATATTAAAACATGGAAATTCCCTCTTCAGATTGGAACACAAGCAAAAGTCGACAAGAAACTACTTACGCGGATGTTTGAAGGTTTAAATACACTCGACTATATGGACTATAATGATAGTTCGCACATACTGACGGTTACGCGAAATCCGTTTGGGTTTTACAACGTAGACGATAAGGGGCAATATAATGGAGTATTGCGAGTATCACCGGATGGCGAAACCCCTAACTTATCTGATACCGAATTTGAGAAAATCGTTCTCTCTACATTAAAAACACGCGACATTACTGTAACACCGGGAAGTATTACTGTAGAAACATTCAAAGCTTTACCTGACTCATTAGATGCTTTTCGTTCTTATTTTATTAACTCGGAAACAGGACAAGTAAAAAATATAAATATGTTTCAGCGCCGTATAATTGGACTGACGTCATATTTTCGCAGCGCACAAGAACAGTTGATGCCGAAGTATGATAAAGATATGGACTTTCGTGTAATAGAGGTACCTATGAGCGACCACCAATTTGCGGCATACGAAAAAGCGCGTAGTGCTGAGCGCAAACTAGAAAAGAAATCAAAATCTAAGAAAAAACCCGGCGCAAAAACTTCTGGAGCGGGTGCTGGAGGTGAAGGGAAGGGTGACGACATATATGAAGATGCTGTATCCACGTACCGTATTTTTTCGCGATTGTTTTGTAACTTTGTGTTTCCAACCGAAATAGGAAGACCTCTCCCCAAGGAGGACGCGGATGTTGAAGGGGCGATTCGCGAAGGTGCAAATGAAGAAGATGTGGATGCAATAAAGGCCACAGAAAGGTTAGATAATCCGAATGGAGAACACACGACGGATGAAGTAGAAGAATTATCGGCAGAGATATCCGGAAAAGTTGATACCACATATGATAGAAGAATTGCTGCTGCTTTGACGCGTCTTAAGAGTGGTATGATGAAGTTTCTCACAAAACCGCCACAGGGGGAGTTGCAAATATACAGTCCCAAGTTTTTAGCAATGTTGGAAAATATACAAGACCCGCATCATCAGGGGTTGAATTTAATCTATAGTCAGTTTCGTACCCTAGAAGGTATAGGAATTTTTTCACTCGTTCTTGAAGCAAACGGTTTTGCGCGTTTTAAGATACGCAAAAATGATTCCGGAAATTGGATTTGTGATATAAGCGATGAGGACCAAGGCAAGCCTATGTTTGCATTGTATACAGGCACAGAGGCGGATGAGGAGCGTGAGATTTTAAGAAATGTTTTTAATAGTACATGGGACTATATTCCTGTTTCAATCAGAGAACAACTGATGCCGAAGTCGACGAATAACTTTATGGGACAAATCATAAAAGTTCTTATGATCACCGCTTCCGGCGCTGAAGGTATTAGTTTACGCAATGTTCGCTATGTACATATTATGGAGCCATACTGGCATCCCGTGAGAATAGAACAGGTAATTGGGAGGGCTAGGCGTATTTGCAGCCACAATGACTTGAAAGATGAAAAATTACGAACAGTACACGTGATGTTGTACGTGATGAGTTTTACGCCGCAACAAATGATAGACGACTCGTCGCTTGAACTCAGGTTAAACGATGTCAGTAAACGCGACGCAAAAAAACCGCTCACAACTGATCAGTCGCTATTCGAAATATCTACTATAAAAGAGGAAATCAATCGTCAGTTACTCGTGGCTGTTAAGGAAGCATCTATTGACTGCTCAATTCACCGAAATGTCGCATCAAAGGAAAAACTAAAATGTTTCACGTTTGGTGTAGTAAACTCAAACAAGTTTGCTTATGCGCCATCCATAGATACCGAAGAATCTGATGCATCTATGGCCCAAAATACGAAAGAAGTAGAGCTGAAATTAGTAAAGATTACATTAACCGTAAGTGGTGTTAAATCGGATTATGCTTTTGATAAGAAAACAAACACTGTATATGACTATAATAGTTATCTTGCTGTGAAAGATATGGGAGGTGAACCTTTAATGGTCGGTAAAATAGTAGAGAAAGATGGTAGTAAGTCATTTGTTAAAATGAGCGCATCGACTGCAGGGCCGTCGGCGAGTGGCGCGAAGCCTAAAAAGAGTGAAGGAGGTGTTGCTGCTTCTAGCAAATCTAAAGATGCATAAACATATAAACATATAAACTATGAGGCGTTACAGATGCGTGAGATTAATCGAAAATCGTTTTTATAATATTTATTCAAAACTGTTAAATATTATAAATATACAAACATCATATAAGAATTCTGTTATTTATGTCGTTCCACCCTTTCAAGTAACTCTAAAATTTTATCTTGGGTCTGTTTCACTGTTTCTAGGTATGTTTGCATTTTATTTATCTTTTCATCTAATTTATCATATTCTCTCGAGTCTCTTACGTCTCTAGGTTTTTCATCTACAAAAAGTTGGATAGTATCATCACCGGACGCGCCGTCTTCTTCGTATTCCGTCATAAAATCATCCAATGGTATAGTATCAACATTCGATATACCGCGATTCATCGTGTTTGTTCTTTTTAACTTGGAAAGGAATGATAACTGCTGATTATCGTGTATTGTATCGCGTAGCGTGTTGCCCCGAGCAAACGTTTCCACACCGGTTAATCCTTCTTTATCGTACAATATTTCCTCGTTATTTCCTTCGTTAAAAGATACGTTTTTTTTATTTATAATGGAATTTTGATCAGTAGGGCGTTTTATTTCATGAGAGCGTTTTACCGCGATAGAAGCATTAAGAGCGCTAGTTACGGGGTCACTTGAACCAGATATCCATTCTTCTGCATGTTTTGAATCATCTTTATTTATATTCGTAGATAGTTGCTCTAACTCTCGTTGTCGCGACGATAACGCTTGTGCTATTAGTTTATCCATTTCATCGCTAGCGAGTTTATTATCATTTAGTTTTGTATCAGAAAAATCAATGCTTGTTGGTTTTTTATTATGCAACATACTATCCATTTCTTCTTGTTTCTCTTTTAATCGACTTTCTAACTCTGTCATGCGATGATTCTGTAAATCATCGGCTCTATATATCTCTTCTAGTTTTGGTTTCTTACCATTTCCCCTCGAGTCGATATTTTTAGATGACTCAGGTGTTATACCAAATCTAGGAGGAATTGGTAATGTAGCAGTGGGCGTCTGTAATACTTTATGCGGTTGCTGCGGGACTTTTTTAAATTTCGCCAACTCATTCATCATTGTTTTAATTACCGCCTTGTTACTATTAACTATCATTTCTGATGCCTTTTTATCATAGTCATCATCTCCTTCATCGTTTTTATCGAAAAAAATATCAAACTCGGGTTTCATAGATAAAATAGACATCTCAAAAATTCGTTTTATATTTTCAAAATAATTATTCGGAATGTCATTAAAAATACCCCCTTCTTGTAAAAGACCCCATATAATGCTTTTATTTTCGTTTTTTGTAAAATCTATAAATGACATTTAAAAGTTAATATAATTATTATATTTATAACTATACTATATATAAATTATTTAATATATTTTTTACACAATAATATCTAATGCATGTGCGTTTTATTGTTTGTTAAACTAACATAAATATATAATCTCATACATATATACCAGATACAACATACCACATACCACATACCGTATACGTAACCGATAATATACCTTACGTGCCCTCATGACAATGTTAAACATAGGGTACATCATTCCAATAATAATGTCATGTCATCTTTTATTATTAGAGTTAGTAAAATACAAGAAAGAAGAAATAAGTAAAAATATCATACATTTTATTCATGCGTTAATTTTTATATTGTGTCATAATTATAACAGCGACATGGTTTATATCACGCATGTAAGTATAGGGTTTTATACATATGATTTAATTTACTTGTGTACGACGATTATAAAAGATAAAAGTAAAGCTACACAAAATGTCGGATATATTCTTCATCATGTAATAACAGTAAATATACTATGTTATTCATTATATAGTGTATATTCTGTATCAATATTACACGCGTTCTATACTTTAGAAATGTCGAATTTAATGTTATATATTTCTTACCATATACATAAAGAACATAAAAACTATAAATTAATATATACTACCGATTTTATTCAACTTATATGGTATTCGTATCATAGAATTATTAAAATATTACTATTTTTTTTTAAAATTAAAAATGAAATATTAGATACTCATGTAAGTATTCCTATAATGGTTTTTATAATATATTTAATGGGTATGTCATGGAGTTATAACTTAGTAATAAAGAACATTAAAAACTTCAAGTCATATAAAACATTGAAATAAATAAATATAAGTAATAATATAAAAATATGTTTAAAAATATGTTTAAAATATCTTTACATAATATTATAGTGTTAAATAGCAATATAATGTTACATACCACATATAAGCCCCAGTCATGGCTGGTCGCTAATTTTAAGTTACTCTTTTTCGATATTTTTTATAAAAATAATAAAATATATTTGATAATGCCGATATACAATGTACCTGCATCTCAACAGCACATAACATTAACAGTGAATAATAAAATATTAAATCTAACAGAAAGTTATGTAAAAGATTCAAATGAGCCTATTTTAGTATATATTTACGAGTATATAACTCCACCAAATACAGTAATAAAAGTCAATATTAAACTTATTAATAATATGATAAATTCATATAATATTCAACACATCTACACACTTCCTGAACAAAGATTAAATAAAAATAGTAATAACTTTTTAGCGTTAACAACATTATTTAAATACGACTACTATTTGTTTCCACTATTTTACAATTACTATAAAGAACAAGGGGTTGACCATTTTTATATGTATTATAACGGGACTATTACGCCCGGAATAAACAAAATATTTGATAAGCCCGATGTTACGTTGGTTGAGTGGAATTTTAATTATTGGAATCCGCGTGGTGTAAAATACCCGCATCATGCACAAATGGGACAGATGCATCACGCTCTATACAAATACGGCAAAGATATATATGACTATATGATTTTTTGCGACTTGGATGAGTATTTGCATATTCCTAAAAATAAACTCATTGACTCTACGGTACCTAATAACGAAGTGCATACTGACAATACCATTAGACAGTTTATTACAAATAACCCAGATACTGATATATTTGGGTTTTGTAATTATTGGGCAAATACTCTTGACAATAATCTTCCAAACACACCATATTTGCCTAAGAAGTTCTTAGCTATATCTGAACCACATCAATATAAAGAAAGAAGTAAAAATATTTATAAAGTATCATTTATAAATACAATTGGGATACATCAAGTAGGGGGTGAACATTACAATTCGCCGAACGCATTAAGCGCGGTAAAAAGTATAACAGACTTAAGTATGTATCATTTTTATAATTGGTCATCTAAAAAACGAGTAATCGAAAATTGTACGAACATAGTAGAGTTACCGTAAAGTATTAAAGTAATACGACTCTACAAGTCTACAACTCTACATTAAAATAATGGTTACGAAATTTCTGCATTTCTTCATCGGGAAAATTATCGGTAAGAAAGTCTTCCGGTTTTTTAGTTTCTTTAAGCAAGTTAATAATCATAAAAAGAGAATATACTCCACACTCAGTAGGTTTTTTCTGATGGTGTTTTTTATTTTCTATGTAGCGAAAGTCTATTCCAGCAACTTTACCTTGTTCTATAATTTTTTTAATTAATTTTTTCACTTCTTTTGGTGGAGGGTTACCTGTGCTATCAAAAAAGAATATATATTTCTGTTTTATATTTACAAACATAGATATCCAATGTGAACCAGACAAATAATGAGGATCAGTATTAAAAACAAGTCCGATTTTATTTCTACCATTTCTTATCGAAATATTTAAATCAAAGTGACACAATTCTTCCCATACACATTCGCCGTACATTTTGGGAGAGTCAAAGTCTATAGGCGCAGCCCCTATAAAATCAAAATATGGATACTCCTTCTCATATTGCTTCATAACATTTTCAATGTCAATACTATTTAACCATTCGTTGGGGTTTTTCTTCCAGTCATCGGGGCTTTTCGGCGCAAATGTGTAGTTTAACATTTCTTTGTCTACACCGGATGAAGCAAAATTTTGTTTTAACCAACATGATTCTTTATTGCATACATTTTTTAAATGCTGTTTTAAAGAGTCCCAAATCTCACGCGGGTCATTCGTAGTTATCATAACATCAGGGTGACGAGCATTCCATAACTCTTTAAGCTTTATCAATGACTCATTGCTATAACACGTAAAATCATTTTCTTGTAGTTTTGGGCTACATTTTAATTTTATAAATCCATCGGGGTGTTTTTCTGTTCCAAGAGCTATATTTTCTATTTTTTTATTTAGATTTCCTCTATTTCCCTTATATCCTCTATTTCCCTTATATCCCCTATCTCCCTTATCTCCCTTATTTATTTTTATTTTATTTCCAACTTGTCTGTTTTTATTTTTTAATGTTTTTGAAACATATGTTCTTTTCGATGTTACACGTCTTCTTCCTCTAAATTCTGATTTAAATTTCATATTTTTATCTACAAATTTTAGAATATTCTCTATTTTTTTTGTTTTCATTTTGTATTTTATATAATCACGTACTTGTGTAATTACGTATATATTATTTGAGTATAATTATAAAAATATATTGTAAAATAATAATTATTAATTATTAAATAAAATTAAATTACGCTATTCTCACATTTAGTTACTTTAACTTCTATAACATCATTTGTATTCGTTAATTTTACACCATTATGCACGACACCCTTCGTAAAACCCTTTTTAATATCTTTCTTTTTATATTTCGGATCCTTCAAATTAAACTCTTTTGTTTTTGGTAATAGCATTTCGTCTTGTGGGGGCGAAGTTTTGGTAACAAAATTATCCATAGTTATCACTTTTTTATCTACTTGTTTCATAAACAACTTATTTGCATCATTCATTGACCAGTCATCTACGCCCGATTCACCATTCGTTGTTGTTTCTACTAAAACCATATCCTTATAGTCGCCTTGTATATTATCCATGGTATCCTTAAATTTAAAGTGCGATATACATAAACGCGAAAATGCGTTAAATGAACTTATTATAATATCATTTATTGGAGCATCGTTATTATTATTAATATTATTATTTAAAATATCTTTCACCATAGCTATAATACGTTTTCTATAAAATCTTTTTTCACTTTTAAGTACAGTATCGTGTTCCAAATTATTTTTTTTTAAATATTTATTATATGTATCAGCATTCGCCATAATTTCAAGAGTAATATAGTTAATATTGTCTATTTTATTCATACCAGTATTAACACTATGGGTAACACCTATACCTACATCTACACCTATACCCGATTTATCATTATTTTCCATTTAAGATGAATGCATATAAAATAATATTATTTTAAACACGAATGGTGTTATAAATAATATGTATCAAAAATAAATATACTTATTAATGAGAATAGAAAAGTTTCTCTTCTTCGGGTACAATATCTTTGTTCTCATTTCTAGTATTATTGTTAAAAAAACTATTCCCTAAATTATTAGGATTCGGATTACAATGGTCAAAAATTTCCTTTTTAAATAAACCAGGATAAGGTTGTTTTATGGGATTAGGGGGAACATACACATTATAAAGGTCGCTACTAGAAGAAGGAACATACTCGGACTGTTCGCAATCCTGTAGTGCAAAAAACTGTCTACGAAGCGTAGACTCAACATTTATGTTGTTAACAAAGCCCGACCAAGGAGCCATATTATTTCCGGGGTTAAAGGTGGTATGAGGGCTATATACGGGATAGTTATTGAGAGGTACAGCGGTCGGCTTACTTTGGTCTAAGATAGGCATATAACCGTATTTTGTGGAGACGGGTACCTGGTAGTAAAAAGGCTGCAACGGCGTAGATGGAATATTTCTTGATGATATTCTATCATTTATTTCATTTTGTCTTTCATACTGACATAAATATAACTTATTTGGAACACCATACATTTTGGGTTTATCATATACTTGGGAAACAGAATCCATGCGAATATACTATATATTTACTAATATTACTATATTACTATATTATATTTTGTTATAATATTTTAAAAATGGGTTAAAGACAATAAATAATAATATATATACGTATATCTACTCGATATCTACTCAATATCTACTATTTGACGCGGGATGTGTGGTATATTTTTTGTTCAAAATTTTTTAAATCCAGATACCCTGAAAGTATATAAAAAATCTCTACTAGAAAATCTAAAGTCATATCAAAATGATTTCTATAAACTGTCGCATCGCGGACCAGACAATAGTATTTTTCTAAATGATACACAATTTTCAAAAAACTACGCGTGTTTTTGGGGCTTCCATCGTCTTGCTATAAACGGACAAACACCCGAAAGCAACCAGCCCTTTTTCCTTAAAAACTGTCGTCTTATTTGTAATGGCGAAATCTATAATTTTCGCGAACTTATAAAGGAATTTGGTCTCGAAGAAGAATACAAAAGTCAATCCGATTGTGAGATTATTATTCATCTGTATAAAAAAATTGGTATTCGCGACATGCTTCGTCGACTAGATGGAGTATTCGCGCTTGTTTTGCATGACTACGAAACGGAAACTACATATGTTGCGCGAGATCCTGTCGGCGTACGTTCGCTTTTTATTTCAGGATATGACTATACGTACAGTAACGCCATGGTTATTTCGAGTGAACTAAAAGCAATAAATGAATGTTTTAGACCAAATGCTAAACAGTTTCCACCCGGTTGTTATGCTACATATTCTAAAGACGTCAACGGGTTTGACAAGGCGAATACTCCTTTTTTTAATTATTATAGTTACTATGAAAATGTGTATATTTCACAAAACAGCGCGACAGGTGCAACAGGAGATGTGGAAAGAAATTACAACTACCCTACGGTGGAGGATACCGAAGAAAACATTTGTGCGAATATCGCAACCTTGTTCGAAGAGGCTGTTGTAAAGCGTCTTATGAGCGATCGCAAAGTAGGTGCGCTTCTTTCGGGAGGGCTGGATAGTTCATCCGTTGTAGCAATCATGTGTCGTCATATGCCTGCAAAAGATTTGAATACGTATAGTATTGGGTTGAAGGGGTCGACGGACCTGGTATGGGCGCGAAAAGTGGCGGATTATTTGGGGACAAATCATCACGAAGTTTGTCTTACGGAGGAGGAGTTTTTGGAGGCGATTCGCGATACGATTAAACAAATCGAGAGCTATGATACGACGTCGGTGAGAGCGTCTGTTCCAAACTACTTGGTAAGTAAGTATATCGGCGCGAATAGCGACGACTGTGTTATTTACTGTGGAGATATGTCGGATGAGATTTTTGGATCCTATCGCGGATTTATGAAAGCGCCTGCTGAAGAAGATTTTAAACGCGAAAATGAGCGCATGGTTCGCGATGTTTGTTACTTTGATTTATTGCGGTCCGATAAGAGCATCAGCGGGGCTGGTTTGGAAGCGCGTGTACCATTTGCAGATAAGAAGTTTTTGCAATACGTGATGAGTATTCCGCCGCAGTATAAGATGTTTAGCGACGCGCGTATTGAGAAGTATATATTTAGGAAGGCGTTTAGTGGTCTTTTGCCCGACGATATCCTGTGGCGTAGAAAGGAGGCGTTTAGCGACGGAGTGAGTGGACATGAAAAAAGCTGGTTCCAAATTATTAAGGAACATGTAGATAAACAAGTTACAGATGAAGAGTATAATAAATATAAAGAATTTATCGAATACACAGAAGTATATAATGCACCCTATGATAAAGAAAGTTACTATTATAGAAAAACGTTTGATAGTATGTACCAAGGGTGTGAAAACGTAATTCCATATTTTTGGAGACATCCATTTTGTGAAGAGAAGGACCCATCGGCGCGTTTGTTAACATGTTATAAAAATACGGATTCATAATAAGGTTTAATAATAATGTTTAACAATAATGATTATTCCTAACAAGGCAATAAAATAGTTAACGATTTTATGATGTTTCATTGAAGGAGAAAAAAGTTTAGCAGTACAAGATATGGCCGAACATAGATAACCTACAGTAACTAGTACAATGATTGATAGAGGGATGGTTACGCGGTTATGAATCAATAGTATAAAAAGATAAATAATACCAATAGTTCGAACTATTATTCCAAAGTCTTTTAATTTCATTATATATTTTAGGTATAATAAAATTAATAATATTTTTAGTCTAGGTATCTTCGTAGTAAGCTAAAATGCACTTTTACATATACTCTTTCAAAATCAGTAAAACACCACCTAACGCGATTAAGTAGTTATAATAGCTAGAATGTAAGTAACTGTCGGTATTTTTGGACTTACAAGCCAAAGCCGAACCTAGGGAACCGAGACTGATTAGTATAACAATAGAAATAGGTATATTTACACTATTTACGTATTGGAGGTAAAATAGGTAAAGAATACCAATTACGCGCAAGGCCATAGAAAAATCTTTAAGTGTAAGCATTTTATATAGTAACAAAATATTTTATTATTATTATTATTATTATTATTATTATTATTTTATTTTATTATTATTTTATTATTGTATATATGTCTACAGTAGAAAAAAAAGAAGTTGTTATTAGTCGCTCGGTTTCTCCAAAACGCGATACGCTAGTAGTTCCTCCTGGGGCAAGAGGCGCTGAAAGTATGCATCCAGCGCACGTACATGAACCAGAAGTTAAAGTAAATCCTGCAGAACCAGCAGATATCGACATTTCTAAATTGGTAAAACGAAAGAAAGACGAAAAAATACTTAAAAAAAAGCAAGAACGAAGAGCTTTAGCAGGAAAGGCAAAAAACCCTAGTTCGTCTAGTTCATCTATTTCATCCGTTTCTTCCATATCACTATCACCGAATGAAATACTTGAATTTGAAGAGGAAGAGCAAAAAAAACAAGCAAAAGTTTCGCCTAAGTCACTTTCTCCGCGTTTACGCTTGTCTCCTTTAGCAAGAGGAGTCGGTGCACAAGCAAGAAGAAAAAAATCATCGAGTTCGTCGAGTTCATCAAGTTCGTCATCTTCAAAGTCACCAAAAGGAAGAAAACCGTTGACACCAAGATTTGAAAAAATAAAAGCAAGATCAGTATCTCCAAAAGGAAAAGGAAAAGGAAAAGGAAAAGGAAAAGGAAAAGGAAAAGGAAAAGAAGGAAAGGAACATAGTGGTGGCGGGACGCGTAAGAAACAAAAACGCAAGTTACGTAAAACTCATGGTATAAAATGGCGATGAACTAATATAAATATAAATATTTAAATTTAGGATATTTTATATTTATATATATATATATAGTAATAGTATGCCGCACGATTTAGATAGAAGACATATTCCTGGTAATCAAGAAGTAGAATCAGTTTTTTCAGGTCTTCCGAGAGGAAAAGACCCGAACACCGGCAGAACTCTGTATTATAATGCTGGCGTCACGACAATGTATGATAGGAATGGTAATCTAGTAGATAGTAGATTTCACTCGAGTGGGGGGGGGTAATAAATCAAGACGTAGTTCTCGTAAACGTGGTCGAAGAAATTCAAAGAAATCTAAACGCGTTCGTCATACTCGCCGAAAACAAACGCGTAGACATCGCCATCGCCGATAACCCGTTAAAATTCGTACAAATATTTTGCTTAATATTTAGCAATATATTTTGCTTAATAAATTTAATATAGCTATACTATATAATCAAACAAAGAAAATGGCTTGCGGATG